GACAATATTATAGAGATATAGTTTGTTTAAATTGTCGGTTGATAACAAAGAACTGCTTAAGTAAAATCTACCTGACGAATCCTGCTTGGCACTATCCCACCTAGCTTCGATTACTGGGCGCTTAAAGAAGAACTCGCTTTCTCTTCCAAAAAATCTTTTTGTATAATAAGAATTTTTATTTCCGCCTTCTTCTGCGCTGCCAGAAAGAAGTACACCTACGCCGTGATTATAACGCCCCGTGCTTCCGGTTGTATTTTTAGCCCACTCCTCCACCAAGAAGCTAATATCGACTTCTAAATCTTCGATGCCGTCTGTAAAGCTCTGTGTAAAGAAAGACGCATTAATTGAGCCCGTGTCTATAGAGCTACCTGCCTGATCCCAGCACTTTGCTTTATCGGCAAAAGCACAAGCATTTGGGTATGTATCTGTTTTGATATCGGCAGATGAAGCCTGCATGCCACTACCAGTTGCAATAAAGTTTGGATTATCAACTTGATCTACAATTCTGTTGCCGGTGCCGAAAGTGAGGGTACTGGCGTCCAGCGCATCTCGATTGTCGCCGCCCATTCGCCACCAAGCAACTAAGTCCGAACCTGCATCGCTGTTGCAGCCAAGGAGGCTTACTGGGCAGCCTTTGTTGTAAATTTGATTAATTTCTGTCTGATTTAATTCTTTATCCCATATTGCGACTTCCATCATTCTGCCGTCAAAATACAAGTTAGATCCGTCATTTTCACGGCCTATCCAAACATCCTGCGACGTATTTTGCATAGCAACATAGCCGGCGGCGGTGGCGCCGGCGCCTATTGTAGCCAAAGTACCGTCTTGATAAAAATTTACACCACTGTGTGATTCGCCGCCATCATATGTGACAACCACGTGATACCATGTTGCTAGGCCTAGCGTGTTAGCCTCAACTTCTGCTGCTAGTGCTGCATTCGCATTTTCATCATACGCTTGAAAGTAAAGGTGGGCATTGCTAGCATCATCACGCTCAACTATAAATTCCCACTCTCGGAGAGTACTAGACGCATCATATTTAGTTATAATTGGCATATTGGCGCCAAGAGTGTCAAGATATATCCACGCACTAATTGAAAAAGCAGAATCGTCTGTCCCATTTGTTGCGCTGGTTGCATTTGAAAAAGTAAAATCATCGTTATCTTCCACCTTTAGATATGCATTGGTGCCATCAAAATCAATAGAAGCAGAAGCAAACAAGCCTGTTGACCTGTGGTTCCATGTTGCGCCAAGGCCCGGGCCGCGGCGGGATCTAGATCCGATGCCTCCGTCAGAATAATCTTCCATATCCAGGCCAGGGCCCTCATCCCACGACTGGCTTAGTGCTGCAACACTCATGGTGAAGTCTCTAGGCACTGTTTCAGAGTGTTCCGCATTAAGCATTTTTAAGAAAAAATTAACACTACCGCTAGCAGGAATAATGCCACTAGCTCTGGAAGATGTGATTTCTTCAATTGGGAACTTGATGAGTACCCTGCTTCTTTCTAAAGATTCAGTAGTTGCCTGTCCATAAATTGAAAACGTCTCTAAAATATCAGAAGCGCCCATATTAGATGATGTTGCTCTAGTGCTAAGATCTTGCGCATAAGCATCTGCAATAGTTGTATCTATAGAGGCGGTATATCTTTTAATTCCCATTAAATCACAACTCCAATTATGTCAACGTCAGGATATTTTACTTCTAAAACAACATCTGCCGGCACTTTAATAAATCTTCCATCTGATGAGATGTTCGCCTCTGCTTCATATTCTATTGAACTATAATTTGTACCATATTGGCTTATAATATTAACTATTTTTGTATCAATCACCTCTGGCAAATCATTTAAAATTCTGTATACATCAGAAATATAAAATGGTTCGCCAAATGAAAAATGAGCACTATATTGATTTTTAAGCGCGGTTAAACAAGCTGACAAAGTTTCATTTGGATTTTTATCAACTTCACCAAGAACTTCAAATTGAATTGCAATATTGGCAATACGGCCATCTAAAATATCAATCGTATCGTTGATCATTTTATATTTATTTAACCATGCGCGCAAATTGTTTTTAACTGTAGAGGCAGTCTCAGTTAAAAGGCCATCAGAATCTTCAGATACAACAAATAAATTTAAATTTCTTTTTATAGATTTCTTATCTTGTACAATATTTGCGCGCTTAACAGAACCAAAATTTGATGGCATTCTATAAATCAAACTCAAATAATCTTGTCGAGTAACTGCTCTATTTTGAGAAGCGTATGAGTCCATAGCCCTAATTCTAATTTCTTCTGGCGTAATAGCTTTAGTCTGGCCAGTTATTGCCTCTTCGTTATCGACTTCCAAAGAAGTAACTATTGAAGACCTAGAAGCTGATGAAAGTTCAGGGTTTTTAAATACAAAAATAGGATTAATAACTGTTGAAACTGCATTTACGCCAGCATTAACGTTGTCAAGTGGATTAACTCTCATAGTAACCGTCATTTGACCTTTTGCAGGGACAACGCCAAATTTATCTGTTGTTAAAAGAACGCTTGGATCAAATGAATTATCAGAAAAATAAGTCTTTCCGTGGAAATTTAAAGCCACAGAAGCCGGATCTGGAAATTTGTCTTGCTTTAAATTTGCTTCTGAGCCATATCCAAATTGTATAAAAGCTTCGTACTCAATTGTGTGTTCTACTGTAAATCTTCTTGGTACCGCCATTTATCTCAACATATAAGGAGCGTGTTCGGTTGTACTATCAACAGTATTCCTGATTTCTTTGTAAATAATGTTTTGTGAAAGGTTGTCTACTTCAAAAAATTCATGGCCTTCGGCGTCGACAATAGAAATAATTTCTGTAACATTTTTTGTTGACAATTGTATTCGCATAAATTTTTCATAATCGCCAATAGTTAATAATTCTGTTACAAACTTGCCAGATGTAACTGTTCCATAAGCTTTATAAGCAAACTTGGTTGCCTGACCATCATCATTAACCTCTGCAACAACAATATCAGCGCTGGAAGCTGAAAAATCAACATCTTCCACCAATATAAAAGTGGCGCCACCGCCGCTGGCAATTACCGAGCCTTTGCTTAAAATAGGAACATTTTCAGGTGCGGGCGCGCCACTCGTAGCATCAACTGTAATATAAAATGCGCACAAGCCGCTTGAGGCGTGAGACCCAGGATGCTTATATCCTAGTTGTTTTGCCAATTTAATAATATTTTTTGTTTCAATCGCCGAATCGAGGAATGATTCGTTCGCTTGGTAATCTACATAAAAAGCTAACATATCACCAACATAAGCAACCATATCTAACATCAAAGCGCCGAAAGAAGCTTCGTTGAAATCCTTATAGGTATCTGGATAATAAACTTTAGCATAATTAATCAAATCTTCTTTAATTGATGAAAAGTCTCGATTAGTAAGCTTTATTGGGGGTGCTTTTTTTGCCATTTATTTTTCCTACTTCTGAGTCAAATCTAGTGAAACAGCGTCTGTTATTTTTAATGATTGTATAGAATATGTTATTTTTACATTCAAAGTATGATCCACAAAATCAGTCCGAGCCTCTTCTATATTTATAAAAGGAAGATATCTTGCAACCTGATCATAAAGTCTTCCCTTTAATTCTTCAATCAAGTCTAGACTATAATTTTCAAATAAAATTCGACTAAAGCCAACTCCAAATTCTGGATCCATTATCCTCTCGCCCGGGTTTGTTAAAACTAAATTTTTAAAATTCTGTCTAATATTCTCTGGAAGAGTCTTTGTTAAGCGATATGGGCCGTCCTCTTTGTCGTAGAAAAACGGCAACTTTACTGAAAAACCTGAAGCCATATTTAAATTAATTCCATTAGTCTCTATTAATTAGTTATTTAATGCCAAAGTTGTCAAACCATTTCTAGAAATAGATCTATGAGTCGCCGGGTTGGCATTTACAGCCAATCTTTTTGTAGAGTGTGTCTTGCTCACCTGAGCTTAAATCATTGCAAATATTATACATCAAGCTATAATCATGCCTATTCGGGCCGCCCGGCCAAATATTACGGCGGCAAATCCAGTCTTTTTCTGCCGCGGTCAGGACGTCAAGCGTGTCATATAACAACGTTTTGTCGGTGCCGCCCCAGTAGTCCAGCGCCTCGACGATCGATGACATGCGCGTCGCCGCGGTGGTGGCATAGACCTGGATCTTGTGGTACTTGCCGCCGCCGCCGACCTCTTCGACCAGCGCGCCGGGGACTTTGCTGAGCGCATCGCTGTTCCACGTCGAGCCGTCGGAATTGACATATAAGCAGGGATCGAGTTCCTTGCCCGATGCGACACCCTTAACATGTTCACTCGCCGGTACCGCTCGGTGCATGCCGGCGGTGGGACACTTCGCTGGTCCGGGCGTGGTGGTGTCGGCTTGGCCGAGTTCCTTGGGCGGCGGGGGCGGTTGGCAGCCGTTGGGCGTGGACTTACGGTCGCCGCCACAGTGTTCCCAATTAAAATCCTTCTTATCATCCTCAATTTCATCATCATCGCCTTCATAATGAGCAAAACATGGTTTTCCAGCGGCTTCGGCGTTCGACATGTCCACCCACTCCTTGCCGTTCCATCTCTTGCGGTTCACTCCTTGACATTTCTCACTTAAATCTTTTCGGTCTCTTGTTTTCGAAGGTATTATATTTTCTTTGTTGCCTTTATCCAGTGTAGAATCAAGGCCCGCATCTTTCAATATATTGTTGCCAATGCCTATTGCCAGACTCTCTATATCCTCCTGGCTCAAGGGCGAAAGAGTTTCCGGTTGGCGCATTAACTCACAAGCCTTATTTATGCTATCAAAAAGCTGTTTAAGCAACTCTTCCGACAACGGGGCCGGACAAACTTGAGGCTCACACTCAATTTTAGAGCTTTCAATGAATTCAAACATGTTAATGTTATTGCCCAAAAATTGCCAAAATTGTAAAATCTTAGCAGGCTCTACCAGCCCCAGGCTTGGATAATCGCCTTGCTTTCCTATTTTAATTAATACGCCTTTTACTCGACATGTTGCGCTGCCCGCCAACAAGGTAATTAAATCTTTCACCGTTATTTCTTCATCATAATTGACAGCTTCGATATACTTCCTTACCAAGCCGTGACGCAAATTTTCTGGGATTTGATGTATGTGAGGGGGGGCGCCGCAAACGCCAAAACGTTGTTTACACGACGGGTAACAAGAACTTTGATTTGTGCTTATTGTCCAATTCACAACCTCGTGTTCGTGGCAAACGTGAGCAGACATTGGGTGGCATATTTTCTTAGCAACGCCATTGCCACTTTTATCAACCTCAAGCACATGTTGATGATCTGCATCTAGAGTTGTTAACCCTTCCGTTTTGTTTGGGTTTTTTAAAATAACATAACCGCGGCTGTGTGCTTCTTCTAAAATGTCGTCAGTTACAAAACTATTTACATCAGATTTTTTCATTGTAAAATCTAGAGCGGAAGGAAGCATTGCTTCCGGTTGGCCCAAAATATTATTACGATTTTCAATCATCCTTTGCTCTTCTCTAAGCATAACAGCCAACACATAATATACAATTGGGTTAAGTATTCCGCAAATTGTCCAGCACACTAGGTCAATAGTCAGAACCCTCACTGCATTTAAAGGATCAAGGATTAATCTAATAAACCCCGGTATTAGAGGGGGCGGCCAAGGGATGTATGGAATGTTCGGCAATGGAAGAAAATCAAGACGATTGAGGAAATCTGAAACGTGCGGCAAGTGTGCGCCATTTCTAATTGCCTCTAAATCTAGACCAGCTTCGGTTCCACAAACGGTTTGTTCTTTTATTAAATTATTAAGCGCCTCTTCGTCAAAAATATCAGAATCAATAGTAGAAAGCAACTCATCAACGATTCCTTCTAAAGATTTCATCAAATAATATTGCCAAGGAATTACATTAAAAAATTTATCGATGTGCGGTATTACACATGACGACAAGGGTGGCACTGGGCTGCTCAAATCATTAATAAAATCTGCCAACTCTTTAAAACTTATGTTTTCATTCGGATCGACCATCTGTCGAAGAAAGTCATAAGTCCCCGGAACGTCGCAGCCCGGGGCGCAGAATCCACCAGCACATATCTGTCCCGATGGACATTTTGGCTGGCCTGGAACTTTGGGGCCGCACGGAATAGCCTTTTCTGTGCCATTGCCATCTTCATCGTACATACATCGCGGGCTGGCAAGTTCTGACGCTTTATCAATCTTATAATCTACATAATCATTATATTTATCTGCCAAAAATTCATAACCGGCAAGCCCTTGGCCTGCCCATTGTATGCCGGTGGCGCCGTACTTCATGAATGTGTCCCATTTGGATGGGCCACTAGTCGCGAAAACGCCCTCTTTTTCAGCCTTTTTTGTCCGATATTCTTGAGTGTCAACTTGGTTATATGCACTTAAAAGAGCCTCAAGGATGGTGAAGGCTTGAAAAGTGGTCAGCCATGGTTCCCGTAGCGCACCGTCTTGGGCAGTAGTAACGAAAACCTTTTTATCATAGGTCACGCCATCGAGCGAGTGCGAGTCGGTATATACCCGCTCATAAACTTTTTTCTTTTCAGTTGGAGGGAGTTTTATATATTCCTCCACATTAGGATATTCATATTTGCCCTCTTCATTTTTAGTTATGGGCATTCCTTTGATATATGGTATTTTAATAGGCATTAATTAGTTTTGTTATGTTTGCTTAAATATGATTCAGAAAAAGCCGAGGATGCATTAATCTCTGCAACTGTAGAATTGTATATTCCTGTTACAGATTTTCCAAGCGAATCTATTATAAGAGGCACTTTCGCAACAAGAACTCCTGCTTTGATTACGCCGGCGCCGGCCGAGAAGTAGCCGCCAAATAAAGCAACTATGTCACTTATTTCTGTTATAACGTTTTTCATTTCTTTCGAAAAATTTTCGCCCTGTTGGTTCTGAAGCTTCCTTATCAGGCGATTCAAATATCTTTGTAAGCTATGACCCTTAACGAGAGGTTGTAAAGAATATGCTGGAATTTGGTATTCATTATTATCATCTAGCGTTTTTTGCGGATCGTGATCATCAATTCTATTGCCAGCTATTAAATTAACTCCAACAAATGTTTCATTGGGCAATCCATTTGAAAGGGTTTTGCCCATGCCGCCGGCGTATATATTTACACCGCCTCCTCTTGCGGCCAATTGAATTGTGTCTGCAAAAAGAGTAACGTCTGAAAGTGCTCGATAATATGACCCTTTTCCTGTGCCTTTCATTTTTTTGCTCTCGCCATAGTCCCACTGTTCGCTGTGTTGGCCAATTGGGCTAACCAAATTCCAAGGCGCCTGGGTATCTCCGCGCTGTGTAATATAAACGCCGGCTGCGTCGGCAATTGGCTCTATGCGCTCGATGCTGGCACACTCATGTAAAGTATGGCCGCGTATACCTGCAACAATTGACACACGAGAACAAAAATCGCCGCCGTCTTTTCCATACTCTGGGTGGTTTTCTATTGCAATAACTGCAGCGTTGTCTTCTCCTTGTGATACAACTTTACCTTCAAAATCGCTTAAGTTCGGCCGAATGCGCCAATGGCCGGCGTGCTCATTATAAAGAGCCCCTGTTTCTTCCAGCTTGTTTAAAAGCTCTTGGTCGCATTTTTTACTTGTATCTACTTTTTTAATTATTGCCATTTTATTTTTCTCGCCGGCCTACTACGTTGCCGGCTTTTCGCACTTGTCAGTCCACGGATTTTTTACTTGGCCGGGAGGGCAAAAGTACTTTTTCGGCTCGGTGCTTATCGGTTGCTTGGCCTTGCGTTTGGCTTTAGTCTTTTTCTGACTAAAAGAAAAGCGCTCATCAAAAACTGGTGAGTCGGCTACTGGAAATCTTTGAAATGTTGGACCTTCAAAGTTTTGTAAATTTTTAAATGTTATAAGAATTATTTCTCCAAGTTTTATTTCTCGTTCCTTCTTTAGTTTGGGCATCGGCATCTTTGTCAGACACTGAAGCCAAGCATTCCTGCCAAGAGTATCAATTGTCGGAGAATAAAATTGTGGCGTTTCAAGCAAAAGAATCATTTTTTTTTCATAATCCTTGATAATGCCAGCATTAAGAACTCGTTGTTGATCTTCATCCGTGGAATGAAAAGGATCTATGTTGGGCAAAAATTCTGCAAAATCCATTTTTGCGAGTTCTTTTTTCTTAGCAGCTTGATAAGCCGCTTTTGAGCCAAGCGGATCTTCAATGTATTCCACCTCTTTTTTTTTGTAATCAATGATGCCGCGGACAATTGCTGGAAATTCAGAGCCCCTTGAGCCTCCGGGTGCGAGATAATCAATCGCCATTCCTTCTAAAATATCAGCAAGAGGAACCCGAATAAGGTCGCCGGTCTTGGCTCTTGCCACAGCATCTTGATATATATTTCGCGTATAAATAGAATGTTCATGAACATCTGTCATGAAGCCGTCTCCTTGATTAATTCAAAAATACTATCCTTTTCTGAAGTGGTTAATGATGTATCTTCTTGTTTGGTTTGTTCCTTTTTAATTATTGCAATTATTTTTATAAGCTGTTCATTTGAACGCTGCAGCGTTTCAACATATTTCGCAGCAACGATCCCAGATTTTGAATGATTTGTTAGCGAAGAGCTTATTTCTGTTTTTAAAGCACTTAATAAATCTTTTGTAGCCGTTCTGTCTTTACGAACATTTTCTAAAGCTTCTTCTAGTAAATTGTCTTCTTCCATAAAATTGTCCACCAAACATAAATAGATTCCTTACAAAATTATATTTTTCCGTCGTTCCAATCTTTTTTAAAACAGTAATATTTAACTCTGATTTTTTTTAAGCTTGTAGCAATTTGTTTAGTGTTTAAACCGGTTAGCTCTCTCATATAAAGGTAAATAGCTTTTTTATTTAAAATTTCTACATTATCTGGCGTTTCCAACAACTCTTTTATTGCCTTCACCACCCTTGAATCATTTGACATTACATTTTTATTTTGTGCTTCGGCAGATTCCCAAACAGACACCTGTTCTAAAAGAAGATTCCAAAATTCTCTTTTTTCTCTTTCATTAATGTATTTGTGTTGAACCGAGACTGAAATGCTTTCTAGTTGTTTTGTTATTTCATCTAAAGGCACTTCTCTTTTGCTTTGTTGAGAATTCTTTTTAACTTTATGAATAAACCAATTTTTTGTAATTACACTAAAATAAGAAAATGCTTTAGAGCCCTTGTTTGGATCATATTTGTCCAAAATAGTTGTGAGCCATATTTTACACTCTTCTCTGAGAGAGTCAATGTTTGGCAGTGTAGTGAACTTATATGTATATGTAATTTTATCAACCAATTCATTAAACGCTGGCTGAATGTATTCAATATACAGCTTAGTTCGCTCTTTTATGCATTCTGTATTTGCATATTTTACTATCGCGTTTTCGTGAACGGATGTAAAATAATGATTTTTATTCTTTCGGCGCGATCGCTTTGGTTTGTAATTGCTCATATTGTTCAACAAAATTTTCCAACTCTTCTGCCACATCTTGAGAATGTTTTAAAAGGCCGTGGAGTGTTTCATCCCCATAAAATCTATCCATACCATAAACATCTCTAAGGTGGGCTAAATAATCATCTAAAGAATCTAGCACGCTATACAAATTTTCATTAATGCGCAAAAGCTTTTTGATTAAATAAATATTGCCCCACGCGGACAATGCAAATAAAATTATCAAAAAGGCAATGCCTATGTAAGATATAATTTCCATCAATCTATTTCCATCCTTTCCTGTTTGTCACGAGAAATTTCCTTTTTAGCATCTTTAATATATTCATTAACCACTTGGCCAACTTTCCTTACTTTATTTTTTATTTTGTTGGGATCGTTTGTCAGTTGTGGGATTCTGTGTAAATTACAGGTGCCGGCGCAATTTTCCTTTTTGCTTATTTCCTCGCTAATGAGGTGGAAAGCCATAAATTCATCCCCACACTCATCACACTTATATACATATCTCGGCATATTATTGTTTTTCTAACTCTGCTTCCGGAATTTCTGCATAATCATATTTAACCAAAGGCGGATTTTTTATCCACAAGCCGTCTTCAGCCAATATAAATTCGAAATTTTTCAAGCTCTCAGTAATATCTTCCTGCTTTAAAATAGCCCTTTGAAGAGCCATCATCAAAGCGCCCAATGCCTGATCACTGAGCTTTGTTGTTCTTAGTTCTGGGGTTGTCATTTTTTATTTTCCTTTATTATGTTTGTTGTTGAATATTCCTCTATCCTGTCAAAAAAATTTAACTCTTTAGCATATTCTTGTCCAACAACTTCTTTTCCTTTCCAATCTGAGCCAATAACCATTATATTAGGTTTCATAAATTTAATTAAGTCCTCTAGGTGTTGCTTTGAATTAAAAATAAAAACCTTGTCAATATATTTTATTGATTCAAGCATAAA